AAAACAAAGAAAGTAACAGGAACCCTTCAGTCCGGCGATGTAGGCGAGGGTGAGGAAATCCCGTATTCCCGTTATGAGGTAGTGGAGACACCGTTTGATACCATTCGGATCGAAAAGTACAGAAAAGGTGTATCCCTGGAAGCGATCGCAGAAAAGGGCTATGATGCCGCTGTACAGTCCACAGATGAAGAATTTAAAACGGATCTGCAGAACGTGGTCATGGATAAGTTCTATGCTCAGCTGAAAGCCGGATCCCTGACCGGACATGAAAGCACCTGGCAGATGGCGGTTGCGATGGCAATCGGTAAAGTAAAGGACAAATTTAAAAAGATGCGGAGAAGTGCAACCGGAACAGCCCTCTGGGTGAACACACTGGATGTATACAAATATGTTGGCGCTGCGAACATCACGCTGCAGACGGCATTCGGCTTTGAATACATGAAAAATTTCCTTGGAGCGGAGGTTGTTTTTATCAGCTCTGAAATTCCGGAA